TGGCAATGTTAATAAACCGCTATTACTGATCGAAGAAATTATAGGTTGTGTCAGTGTTTTATTTGTCAACGTAGCTGTGTTGGTCAAACTGACAGCATCTGTAATTCCAAAACCAGCGATAGTTGTAGGTACACTTGTCAAAGCTGACCATGCTAGACTAGTAATGGGAATTGTGTAACTACTAGCACTACCGTCAAAACTCACACCGTTAATCAAGGTAGGAGTTGCTAATTTTGTAGCAGTAGTGGCTGTAGCTACTGTAGCAGTAATTGTTATATTGCTAGATCCATCAAAGCTCACACCGTTAATAGTTACCGGTGCCGCAAGTTTAGTTGCTGTGGCAGCATTTCCGCCTAAAACATAATTTTTTAATGTAAGAAGTGTAGTAGCTTCGCTGGTTGGAGTACCTGATACCGAAGCAGTGACCAGCATTAGATTTGCGTCTGCTAAACTGCTCGTGGTAGGTAGTGCGGAAAGTGTAGTGTATGATGGCATAGTGTATTTATTGCTTTTTGGTAATTATTAAGTACCTATAACTGTAGTGACTCCACTATTTGTTACGGTTAAATTATTACTTGAACTATCGGCAATTGTGCTAGTTGGTAGGCTAAACAATGCAAGTGTATTAGCATCACTTGCTAGACCACCTCTGCTTGCTGGTGTAAAGTAGTTTGTACCTACAGTACTGCCAGTATATCGCAAGGTGTTACTAATTCTAAAATCTCTTACATACCCTCTCCAACTACCAGAACCGTTGTAGGCTACGTGCATCACACCGTTGAGAGGATTACTTGAACCGTCGTGGCTTGCAGAACCTGTAGCTGTACCTATACAATATCCATTCATGTAAGCAGTATATGTTGTGCTACTGGAGCTGGTGCTGTTCCAAGTGAAAGCATAATGCATCCAGGTATTGACAGTGGGTGTGTATCCTGCACCAGTTGATGCTGTGACGTTGACTGTGCCGCCTGAGTTGGCAAAATGCAAGGCTCCAAGTGTATTAAAGTAAGCACTGAATTCTGCATTTGTTCCCAGCCAGTCAAATAAACCCTGAACGTTAGAGGTTAAATTGGCGGCATTACAGTAGAACCAACCTTCTATGGTAGCTGTAGTACTGACTGATGCGGGATTAATATTGAAATATTGGCTTCCACTCATACTCAACATGTAGTTTCCATAATATCTTGTGTAGTATGCGGCCCACTCAGTCTGTATCTGGGCCAACGCCAAGGCGCCATTCCATACTTTTATCACGCCAATGTCTGCTGGTGCGGCTTCAGTGCCACTTGCTCTATTGAACAATCTCAATTGATTAGGGCCTCGAATAGAACTATTGGTTCCTGTATATGTATAGGTCGTGGGCTGTGCGCTGGTAGCTGAATATAGGTTGGCCACGCCTGTGGTCTTGTCAAATGTTGCCCAGTCCAAATGCCAAACTGTGTCTGCGGCTGTACCGGTTAAGTTAATGTTGGCGGCATTACAAAAATAAACTTGTGGATGTCCGTCGTATCCCCCCATTACAAAGTCGGTATTAGTTTCGTTATTGGTATTGAGCAAACGGCCTGTACTTGATGTGGCTAACTTATATGCAATGAATATTGTAAAACTTTGACTGCCAGTACTGTAATTTGGTCCGCCCGCAATATAGTCGCCCATGGCGTCGCCAATGTAGGTGCTTCTAAACACACCGCTGTTGGCGCTGTTCCAACTTATTCTACCATTGGTATTGCTAACAGTCAATGTAAAATTGCCAGTTGCGTCAGTTGACGCATTTGTAGGCACAGCAGAATAGTTTGCCGCATCTAAATTAAAGACTAAAGTAACAGGAGCCGGGCCACCTTTGTGGCTCATGTTGTGCATCATAATCCCAGTCATATTAAGTCAATCCTGCACCGTTGATAAACCACGTTGTGGCTGTGACTTTGACCGCAGTGGCCATACCATAAGCGGCTAGTGTGCGGCTTCCTGTTGTGCCAGTGCCACCTAAATACATAGTGTCAGTTGTTATAGCAATAGTGACTGTTGCGCCTGCTGCCGCAATAAAAGCAATAGTTGTCCCAATAGGAAATGCTACACTACTATTGGCAGGAATAGTTACAGTGCATGTTGCTGTTACATAGATATGTTTTCCAGCGTCGCCTATAACAATAGGGTATGCACTAGAAACACTATTTTGAGGCATGCCTAAATAACCAATACTGGAAGCTGTACTAGACGTAGTAGCTGTCGCGGCAAATCCGATCACCGAACCAGTGAACGTTGGACTAGCCAATGGCGCATAAGTTGTGCTTGCTGTGCTAGTTGTTAGATAACTGCTCAATGTGGTTGTCAATCCGCTTGGACTAACATAATCAGTGCCAGCAGTTGCGGCAGTGAGAGCGTTTGCTCCATTGCCTTTTACTATGCCGCTGATAGTTCCAATAGGTGATTGATAGTCGGTACCTGCAACCGCAATTGATAGTGCGCCAGTAGAAGTTGTGCTTTTAACTATACCAGTAGCTAAGGCGCTAGTTCCTGCTGAATAATCTGTTCCGCTAGTGGCTGACACTACTGAAGTGCCATTGCCTTTTAATATTCCAGTAACACTAGATCCAAATGTCGGGTATCCCCATGTAATACTAGTACCGTTCCAATATAAACTTGTACCAGTTGTAGTAGGTGCAGATACAAATGCTGTAGTATTCAGTGCAGATTGATATGGTATCTGATTGGCACCGCCTTGCGCTAGATTGGTAGCATTTGTGCTAGTGCCAGTCAGCATAAATGTCTTGATTGTGCTTAATGGAACTTGTACACTAGTGGCTGTGCTCGATACAGTTGCTACCAGAGCGGTGGTTTCTGAACCGGTTAAACTTTGTCCAAGCGTAGGTAGATCTGTAAATTTTGTCATTGCTTATCCTATAACCATGGTCATTGGTATTCCACCAGCGGCATTGGTTTCTATTTCTTTTTCTAATTTTTCTATTGTTTCTTTGGCTTCTGTTATTAACGCAGTACCGTTTAACTGCATGCCACCCGAGCCTGGTCCAGCAATACTAGCAAATTTGCTTCGTGCTTGTCCTAGAATCTGTTTGCTAACTGCAAGGCTGTAATCACGTAACCATTGTTTAGCATAAGGATCTTGTAATAGCACCCAATCTGGACGGAAGTTGTAGCACTGCACTAGTATCTGCTCACCTTGTGCAAAAGGACGTTGTAGAATATTTAGAATATGTGTTGTTGGCTTCCACAAAAATTCTATGTAGGATCCAAACATACGCCCTACTAATTTTTGGTAACCGGCAAAAGCATCATATGTTGCTAATCCGCCCATCATTGATCCAGACATTAGATACGTATTTGTATATGCCAAGTTAAAGGGTTCAAACAAAGTACCACCAGCACCGATACCGCTACGACTGCCGATAGCACGACGAAATACTTGGCGAACTGTAATAACTTCATCGGGTAATCTGTATTCATTTTGATCCTGTATTAATTCTAAGAACATATAGCTTTCTTCTACACTGTTACTGCTACGCTGACGATAGTAGGTAAGAGCGCGATCTAGTGCTAGTTCCATATGTTGTGGATCTAATTCCACATCAACCATACCATCGCCTAGCATGAGTTTAATATATTCAAACACTGCATTACGCTCGATAGTGCTGTTTGATTGGGTTGTTGACGGTAAGGAATCGGCCATTTTTTGTTCTCCTATGATATTTATCACTACCATAAATACTATTATGCCACGATTATCCCTATACAAACCAGAAAAAGGCAACGATTATTACTTTATTGATCGCCAAGCCAACGAAATGTTCACCCTGGGTGGAACAGATGTGTATCTGCACAAATATCTAGGTGCAAATACATCGGCCGAAAATGCCACTGCTGATCAGCCTAATTACGTCAGCAATCAGGTTGCTAACATTCAAGATTTGCTATTTTTAGAAAATCGAGACGGCACCTACGATACAACAATTTACAAATTACGCGGTATCTACAACGTACAGAATATTGATTTTAATATCAGTCAATTTGGACTGTTTATTGATAACGATACACTCTATATGACTGTGCATATCAATAATTTTATTAGACTAGTGGGTCGTAAACCTATTAGCGGAGATGTTATAGAACTGCCGCATCTACGAGAAAATTTTGCACTTAATGACTTATCAATTGGCCTGCCAAGATATTATGTTATTGAAGATGTAGGTCGTGCATCAGAAGGATTTAGCGTCACTTGGTATCCTCATTTGTATAGATTAAAAATTAAAAAAATAGTTGATAGCCAGAAATTTGCCAGTATCTTTAATCAGCCGGCGCTGGATGCTAATGGAGATCCTACTAACTTGACTCTTAGAGATCTTCTGAGTACCTATAATAAAGAGTTGTCAATTAATAATCAAGTTGTTGCGCAGGCAGAAGCAGATGCTCCTAAAAGCGGTTACGAAACACGTCAATACTATACACTAGCGGTAGATCCTGCTACGGGTAAACCATTGCTCGAAACTACTGATACTGATAATGTATTGGCTAGCGATACCAGTGAACGAGCTAGCGGAGTAAATGCTGTTCCCCAGCGTAGTGGTTATACAGGATATCTCTTAGGAGATGGATTTCCTGTTAATGGCTACGAATTTGGATTTGGTATACAGTTTCCGGAAAATCCTGTAAACAACGATTTCTTCCTACGTGTAGATATGCTACCCAATCGACTCTACAGATATGAAAGCTCGGGTAGTATATGGGTGGCTGTTGAAGATTCAGTAAGGATGACCATGACTCAAACAGATACTAGAGCAACACAAAAAACTGGATTTATTAACAATGATAATTACACATATTTTGATGCAGTTACAGCTGATTATGTTACCCTAGCACAAGGTGCAACGACTGTACCTACGATTATTCCTCCCGGAACAGTTGGACTATATCTAGTATTAAAATACGAAATCGCTGTACTGCAATTCGTTGTAGCAGATAATCCAAACTTGCTAACTACATATCAATATGTTAATCCAGCCGGTATGACCAGTACTATGACCCAGATAAATTTGCCAGTTACTAACGGAGTACAAACTACAATTCCATATGCAGGTCAATGGACTGTAACATTCTATAATGATAGAATAAACGAGCGACAAAGTCTTAGCAAGGCACTTAAACCAAGGGCAGATCTATAATGGAATTTTTTTATGATGGTCAAGTAAGACGTTATATTACACAGACTATTCGCGTGTTCAGTAACTTTTTAGTGAAATACGGTGATGGTACGCTGGTTAGAATTCCTGTCATGTATGGCGATGTTGACAGGCAAGTAGCTAATATTATCGCTCAAAATAGCTCAGGCAATGCGGTAAGCAATGTTCCTAGGATTGCTGTATATGTAACTTCACTAGCCCTAGACCGAGATCGGTTAGCAGATGCTACCTACGTAGGCAAAGTTAATATTAGAGAGCGTGATGTAACTGGCGCAAGCTATAACACTGCACAGGGTCGACAATACACTGTAGAGAGATTAATGCCTACCCCATTCAAACTTACTATGAAAGTTGATATATGGAGTTCTAGCACCGAACAAAAACTACAGATCCTTGAACAGATATTAGTATTATTCAATCCCAGTTTAGAACTACAGACAAATGATAATTATCTTGATTGGACCAGTCTTACAGTTCTTAATCTTAATGACATAACATGGGACAGCAAAACAGTCCCAGTAGGAAACGATACACCTATTTCTATAGCTAGTCTAACAGTAGATACACCTATATGGATCAATCCTCCCGCCAAGGTCAAGCATCTCGGAGTTATTACAAAAATTATTACCAGCTTGTATGGATCATCTTCTACAACTGGAAACTATATAGAAGGACTAGGCAGTGATCCGTTAGCAGGCACTACATCTCTAACTGATTTTATCGACTTAACTGTTACTACTGTTGGGCAAAATAGCATTGAAGTATACGGAAACACGGTAATTCTACTAAATCCTCATGAAAGCGTATTACCTAACGAGCCTACTATGGATCCCGCTCCAACTCGCCTGGGTGCGCCTTTGAGTTGGTTACAGTTTTTTGCTAGCAGTGGCGGTAAATATGTAGCAGGTAGCAGTATGATTTATCTACTTCAACCTAATGGGTCTTATGTAGTGGGCACATTTGCTGTAAACCCTTTAGATGATACTAGTCTAACCGTAAGTTGGAATCCGGATACATTGACTACAAACACTGGTATCGATAGTGCAGGTATAATTGAAGGCGCAGTAGGATATAATGGAAATGGAAGTTATAGATCTAATAGTCCTGGTACGTTTGATGCTATAATTAATCCGTTAACATACGTTCCACAGAATGTAGTAGCAGGTACACGTTATCTTATTATTGAAGATATAGGTAATGTTAGCAATGTAACTCCTGCGGCGGCGTGGGGTAGCCTTGTAGCACATGCCAATGACATTATCGAATGGACCGGAACAGCATGGCATGTTATTTTTAATTCTAGTCAAGAAACTACTACAATGATGTGGCAAACTAATATATACACTGGAGTTCAGTACTTGTGGAATGGGGTTTCATGGGTCAAGAGCTACGAAGGTGAATATAGTCCGGACAAATGGAAAATAGTACTATAAAAGAACAAATAGTATGTAGCGGTGCATTATTTTATGCTAAATCTACAAGTCGTTTCTTACTACTACAAAAAGCTCATGGAAAACACGAAGGCACATGGGGACTAGTAGGAGGTACGAATGTTACAGGTGAAACACCTTGGCAGGGATTACAGCGCGAAATTCAAGAAGAAATTGGCTGTATTCCTGAAATAATCAAGACGATTCCTTTAGAAACATTTGTATCAAATGATCGCGTGTTTAACTTTCACACTTATCTTTGTGTCATAGAACAAGAATTTGTTCCTGTGCTTAGTGATGAACACTATGGATGGGCATGGGCTACTGTGGACCGCGCACCTAAACCTTTGCATCAAGGACTACGTAATAGTTTTAGTTCAAAGACTATTCGTACAAAACTTCAAACAGTCTTTGATGTAGTTGATTTAATGTAATGTAGGTTTGTCGTCACCAAATCGATCCATTCCGGCATCTTCCAACTCGTCTTCGATATCTTCAAGATCCTCATCACCTAGAGCTTCGGCAACATTTTCGGGCTCAAATGTTTTATGTCCGTCCGCTTCAGGATCTACTTCAAATGTGACAAATCGAATAAAATGAAAGAAAAAATCCTTTAATTCTTGAACGTCATCATCTGTAGCATCAGTGATTCCATTAAATTCAATAAATTCACGAACTTTATTATCTAACAGTACAGATTTAACTTGTGGGAAAAACCAAGTGAAGTGTTTTTCATTTTTATAAATTACATGAACACCAACCTTTGCTAATTCTTCAGGGTCTTCGATTTTTTCTTCAGGTCCAAACCATTCAGCCGCCCAGGCTGTACTGAGGCCGCCTACGTCGTCGGCTTCTTCTTTCCAATCTTCGATGGTAATATTATCGTTGTTCATGTATTCTCCAGTAGTGCAGTTATTTAATTCTATCTAAACTAAGTACATTACAAAACTGAAGGAACTGCTATGTTTTCAAGGATACAAGATTTAGATAGATACAAAGCTGATTGTACACGATTTACCTTAGGAATACAAGGACAATCGGGCGAAATTGCAGAAGAAGGTCAACAATTATTTGAAACTCTTAAATCTGCTGTTGTAGATTTTGATAATACCACTATGGGACTAATTAAAAAACAAGAAAGTGGAGCACATTTGGATCATGTTAGTGCGCAAGAATATGTACACCGAGCAAAAACCAATATGGAAACGTGGATGATGCGATATGCTCCTAACACTCACGTGGAAGTCTTGCCAGAAACGGCTAAATAATAGCAATAAGCGGAGATTCTCACATGGCTATTCAAACACAAACCGGTGCCAGCAATGCAAACGTTCTAGGAGCAGGTCTTCCTGTTGTGGGCGGGGACCAACAAGGCGCAAATTTAATCATAAGATCCAACAGCACACCAGTTAAGGGTGCGGTTATATTTGACGAACTTACACCAAGTTTTGGGCCCAACAGTGGTGCAATTCAGACTAACGGTGGTGTTGGTGTACTGAACAATGTAAGCGTAGGCGGGCAATTTATTAACATGCCCAACGGTTACAGTGTAAACAATGTTATGATTCCACCAGGTCAAGGTGGTGATTATAGAGGGTACTTTGGCCTAGTAGGTTGTGTATCAGGAACACAATCTGGTACTGTGGTTACAGTAACATTTGCTACTCAAACAGTACCTCCATTTTATATCGGTCAAACTGTTACAATAGCCGCTGCCGCTCCTTCCGTATATAATTCCCCATGGGTGGTTACCAGTTGCAGTACTAGTACTTTTACTTTCACAGCTAACGCAAGCTCTGTTGGTACTATGACCACACTAGGATATGCTTATGCAGTATTAGGCGGTGGTTCTACTAGCCCTGCTATAACTTTCCAGAATAATACAAATACTCAAACTTTACAAAATAACATTAACGATATTGCGTATGCAGTTGCTAATACCAACGTTCAAACATTTGTAATTACAGCAGTAGCTACTGGTACAATAACTTTTGCCAACGGTACTGGTAATATTCCTCCATTTATTGTAGGACAATATTTCCTAGTTAGTAACGTAACTCCAACTGGTTACAACGGTTGGTGGCTATGTACTGCTAGTACAACTACTACAGTAAGTGCTACAATGGGCGGTTCAGGTGCAACTAGCTTTGTTGCTGGTGCAGGAACTGTTAGTTGCGGATACGTAGTTGGCACTAGCATTATTAATCCTGGAAGCGGTTATACACAACCTCCACAGATTACATTTGCTGAACCCACTACAACTGCTAGTTCTTTGTGGTTTGCTAATATGCAGGGACAGCTTGCTCCTGCTGCCATTCCGCAAACTATTACATTAAACGGATTTACAACTATCGGTGCCGTAAGCACAGTAGTAACTCCTAGTATTACAAACATCAACGGTCAACTTGTTACTGTTTCATCGTCTAGCACTTTATATCCAGGACAACCAGTTCTAATCAGCGGCTTGACAGCTGGTCAAAGTGCTACAACAGGCATGTATAATCAATTATACTATGTAGTGGGCTATCCAGGTGCAGGTACAACAGTTAACCTTGCTATTAATCCAACCAACGCATTGTGGGGTATTACTATAACATTTACAGGTGGTAGTCAAACTGTTTCAGCTACATTGACTAGTCAGATTACACAAACTATGAGCAACGGTTTCGCTTACTTTGGTTGGAGTGCGATAGGATCAGGTACTCCATTTTTCCCAGGACAATTGATTAATATTTCTGGTACTAGTGCTAACGGTAATATTCCTAACTTCTACAACCAAACATGGCAGGTTTACTATGCTACAAACACCCAAGTATGGATCCAAACAACTTATACACAAAGTTTGAGTGCTAACCAAGGAACGATAACTACGCAAGGCACTAACGTGCCACAGATGTTTATCAGAGCTCCTCAGACCGGCAGTCCTTATGCAATCTACTACTATCAAGTAACTTATCCTGGTTATCTAAGCTCTACAGTGCCAAGTCATACATATGGTTTTCAGCTCAACGGATCTGCCGGATTGTTGTATGTAGGACAAGTAGCACAAGGATATCCTGTTCTAGGCTATAGCGGTATAATTACCCAAGGTGCAGTACATCAAGTTGGCTGTGTAGTTAATATTGTCATTACTAATGCCGGTAGTGGTTACACTGGAGTAAGTGCTCCCGTAGTATTATTAAGCCGCCCAGATGTGCCAGGTGGCCGTCAAGCCCAGGCAATTTGTACAGTATCTAGTGGTGCAATTACTACAATACAAGTAACAGACCAAGGTTCCGGTTATTTGAATCCACCATCTGTTACATTTATATCAGCTGGTAGTACTGGAACAGGAGCTACAGCAGTTGCAGTGATTGGAAATCCTGGTGAAAAACCAATTGTAAGTTCTATGCCAATAGCTACAATACCGGCAAACACATACGTTCTAGACTTTGGTTTAACCGGACACAACGTGGTATTTTTGAATACAGGTACTAACTCTACAGTGTATTTTGATAACTTAGCTAACAGCGGTGGTACTCCATATTCTAAGGGATTTCCGTTAGGACGTAGAGTTATTATGTATGTTAAAAATACATCAGGCTCGTCAATCACAATTACATTTAGTAACTTGCTAAGTGCTAATGCCGGAAGTACTGGTAATGCTCCTGTAATTACAGCTAACCACATACTTAAAGCAGAATTTATTGTTCTAAGTCAGGGTAATTCATTTAATCAATCTGGTGCTAGTTATGCTGGTGGAAGTGTTAATGATGTGTATGCTACATTTACACTAACCTAATATCAATAAACTAAACAAAAACCCGCTAAGGCGGGTTTTTTGTTGACTTAAATTTACTTTGGTATAGATCGTAGAGTCACAAAAAAAGCACCTTGCGGTGCTTTTCTTGTATAAGCGTAGTATTACGCTTGTGCTTCTGTCCATGAAATACGACTGAAGATCTGGTTAGCATACTGAGTGCTTAGGTTAGTAGCAAACACAGTAATAACGTCTGGACCGTCTGGGAACACGCCGTCACCACCATATACGCTGTTACCTAGATCCTTAACAACTGTTAAGTCTGCGCTAGTATCAGTAAAGAATGTACCACCTGATGCGTTAGCGTAGAAAGCAACAACAATATCACCACCAGTTACGATATCACTTGGATTGTGATAGATAACCTGACTTAATGAACCTGAACCAACAACGTTAGCTGTCCATAGTGCAGGAGTAAACACTGTACTTGTACAGTTGTACTTGACTGTTACCAAGAATGGTCCAGCGTTGAATACGTCCATCTGATACAAGTTTGCCTGCATACGCATAATAATATCACGTACACCAAAGTTACGAGCAAAACCGTTTGAAGCACTTGGGCTAACACGGATACTAATCAACGGACTAGTCTGGGTAGGCTGTACAACTGCGGCTGTTGAACGCGGTGTAGTAAACACATATGATTTATCGCTATCGTAACGTCCGTCCATAATACATGAAACACCCCAGTGTTGTACGTTTGGAGCCAACATTACTGTTGTGTTCCATACGTTTGACAATGGATTGCCTGCGTTATTGTAGTTATAGTGAACGCTTGCTGTTGGGTTACCACGGTTAACAATGTTAATCACCATTGATCCACTGCTAGTTGCTAGTGTATCAACATAGATTGTTGTACCGCTGAAACCAATAATACGAACGTTTAGATATCCAAAGTTAGTTACACCTTGTATAACCATACCAATAGCAATATTACTGGTATAACCAGCTGTTACGTTGGTAATTTGGTTTGTACCGATTAGTGTAGTACCTGAAACTGCGTTACCTGTGTTGATATAGCTAACTGCTGTCGATTCACGGAATGCACCAGTTAGTTGGTTAGCACCAATAATAACTGTAGGAGCACTAGTATATCCATAACCACCGTTAGTTACTACTACGCTTGTTACAGAACCGTTAACTACGATTGCCTTAGCAATACAACCTGCTCCACCACCACCAGCGATTGTTACTGGAGGGCTACTTGTGTAACCAAGTCCACCGCTAGTAATAGCTATCGATTGTACAGAACCGTTTGCAACAGATACTGTACCAACTGTAGCTACTGCTGTCAGACCGTTTACGCCGGTTGCCCAAGGAGCCGCAGTACTTTGAGCACCGTATGGATAAGCGGTGTTCTGAGTCACAGCATCTGGATTTCCAGTTGTAGACTGTGTAGTAGTTGCGGCAACGCCTGTGTAGTAGAAAATCTCACCGTCGATATTAACTTCACCATAAGTTGATTGGTTCAACGCTTGTGTACTTGGAATAAAGAAACGACTTGCATCATACACGTTGATAGTTCCAAATGTTGGACTTGCGCTCATCACATAACCAGTTGCGTTGATTTGAGTTGTTAATGGGCTACGAGCACCTGTATTAACAACTTCGAAACGACCTGGTAGGTTACCTGAGCGTTGGAAGGCCAAGTATTCACGGTTACCGTGTTGTACTTTGTGTGCATATTGAATGTCACCGTTGATTGTACGAGCACCCCAACGGATGAAACCTGCTCCATACCAGCTGTAGTCGATATAGATCATCTGGATCTTTGTAAGATCCATGTTAAATCCTGAAGGACCTGTACCGTCGAATGAATCTAGGTTAAATTGGAATTGTGGAACACGTAGTTCACGCACATGATATTTCTTAACAGCAATATCTTCACCAAACATCTTAGTAGTACCGTACACACTGATCACAGTTGATGCAGATACAGTTGCGGCTGTTTGATATGTTAGTGTAGTTGATGTAATAGCAGTAACTGGCCACATACCGTTAGCGTTGGTTGATGTTGCGCCTGTTACAAATATACGTGAGCCAAACACGATGTTTACGCCTGAGCTAATACCGCTACCTGTTAGACCTTGTGTAGTAGTAAACGGTGTATACAACTGGATTACGTTAGTGCTTGTATTAATTCCAATAACAAACGTGTTAACTGGAATGTTAGTATTGGCTGTTGTAGTTACAAAGCTACCAATCTGGATGCCGTTAACGTTGTTCATTGTTAAGAATGTACTACTTGCTGAACTTGAACTGCTTGTCTGGATTGTAATCGCATACAAACTCAAGTTAGGAGCAAATGTCAATGTAGTACTATTAGACACAGAAGTTGTAATACCTGCGTTAAGAATAATACCTGTACCTGCCGCTGCCAAACCAGCAACAACCGCGTTTCCTGGAACACCAGTACCAGTAATGGTCATACCAGGACTAATACCATATGTTGTGTTTAGAGCGATAACGTTGGTAGTTGTTGTGTATAAGCTAGCCGCTGTATAGCCTGGAACAGTACCAATTAACAATGTATTTGCAGTTGTTGTTGCAGTCAACGCTTGGTTGACGTACAACTGGATGGTAATTGTTGCGCCAGAGCTATTGGCTGTGTTAGTGAATGAACTTACCTGTGTACCGTTTGGAACAATACCTTGTGCCATCGTACCGGCGATAACGTTCATACCAGATGCTGGACTGTAGAAGAAGTCGATTGTACTACCACTTGCTACACCACTAAGCATACCCTGTGTCAATGGAATTACTGTTGCGCTTGAGCCTGGAATATAAGTTGAAGACACAAAAGTTCCGCTTGGTGTTGAACCAGATGCTGTACAAATAACCAACATACCCGGAACAATCGCACCGCTGTTAGTACTTGTAACTGTTACAGAAGTTGCGTTAGCTAAAGCAGTTGCACTTAATGTAGTACTCCAAGTTCTTGAAATTGTACCTGCGATCTGATATGCACCTGCTACACCGATACCGCCTGAACCAGCTGTACCTGAACCAACTAGAGCTGTAAAGGTAATCTGTTGTGCTGTAGCGCTTGTGCTGATTGTTACAGTTTGTGTAGTGCTAGCACCGCCAGTGATATATGCGATTGGAATACCTGCTGTACCTGAAGCAACAGCTGGACTTGCCGCGCGATATGCTGGAGCAATATGAACTACGTTATCGTTTACTACTTGGCTGATTTCATAAACTTGTCCACGGATAATAACTTTATCACCCTGTTGAACTTGACGTGTAAAGATAGAACCTGTACCGATAACGATAGTTGATCCTGTACATACGTTAGTTGTACCGCGCATAACAGTAGTACCGTTACGACGTACAGCATTTAACAAAGTACCGTCAAATTCATAGAAGAAACCGTTCATGTCGTCAAATAATCCGCAACGAACTGAACCACCTTTAGCATCTGCTGTTTCAACAGTAGCAATACCGATACCCGGGTTTTGATCAACGATTGTACCTGAATATTGAACAGCAAATGTTTTGCTGGTTAAGTTTACAATAGGACTAATTGAGAAAGTGTTGTTGTAGATCGGTAGATCTCCTGCCACACTTGATGCGATGTTACGTAGGTTAACGTAAGCGCCTGTTTTTAATCCATGGTCTTGATCAGTTGTAATATTCATTATACCAGCACTTGGGAATGAAATACCAACGATATCCATGTTTGGTTTGAATGTACTACTTGTTGAGTACTGAATACCTTTACCAGCTTGGTAACGGAAATAACGACGTGTTTGACGCAGTGATTGAGCACCTGGAACAGCATTACCACCAAAAATACCAATGCCACCGTCAGCTGAACGTTGGATCTGATAACCTTCTGGACGAGCATAAACAACTGTGGTATTTTGTAGAGTATTTGAACCAGACTGGCTAGCTGAAATACCTGAACCTGGTACTTGATATGTAAAGCTGTATGGTGAAGGAACAGAAGAAATGTACTGTGGGCCGTTACCTGCTGTTAATACCATGTTACCTACATAGATTGGAGCACCTGTTACCAAATTGTGATTACTATAAGTTGTTACAGTAACAATGTGACCTGTTGAGTCTGTTGAAATACCGCTGATTGGAATAATAGATCCTAGTCCATAACCTGCCGCATAATAACCGCCTACAAATAAACTTGTAGAAGATTTCTGTAATTGGTTTTGACTAAATTGTTGGTTAACTTTAGGGAAATAGCTGAACGCGGACTGTGCTTGGTTGATATAAGCTACAACGAAAGTACCATCACAGTAGGGTTCGGTTTGTGTATCTTGTGCTAGCACTGGCTGACCAGCTACTAAGTTTACACCGCTTGATGTTAAGTTACTAGATACTTGGAATGCCGCATAAGTTGGGTTTGCTGTTGTTCCGTTTACATTACCAAAGATGATCTGTTGAACAGTTTGGTTACCACTTAGACCGCCTGGCACACCGGTGATCGTAACGCTGGTTGTACTTGCGGCTGTAATAGCATAACGGAAACTTGAAAAGTTTGTTGTTGCATTACCTGCATCAACGACATACACATATGAACCAATGAATGGAGCTGATGGCAATGTCATACCGGTAATTGTACCTGAACCGCCTGAACAGTTAATAACTGCGGCAGCACCTGTAAGACTGAAACCTGCACCACCTAAGTAAGCTGCCAATACTGAGTTGCTGGTACTTGTATATACCGAAGCGTTCCAGTTTTGTGATTGGAAGAATTCCCACTTGGTTGGTTGGAATGAATATTCAAAGTCTGTATCAATCAAACTCTGAGGAGTTGTTGTACGTAGTTTGTTAGTTGGATCTAACTGAGTTTCTGCAGGAGTAAAACGCTCCTCATACTCGTCAATCATGATTTGTAGTTTGTCAGTTGCGCTGAATACGGCTGTATTGGTATTATACGCTAGAGTGATAGTTGTTGTACCACTTACTGATCCCCATGATGTTTGTCCAGCTGTTGCTACATAACTGGTTGCAGTTAGTGTGCTATCTGAAAAGTTGTAAAGAACAATGTTCTTTGTGACATCAGTAATCAGAATCAATCTTTCTCTAGGTATATATCGTGGAATTACGATAGTGGCAGTAGAAGGAGTGAATGTGTATGCTGTGTCAAATAGGATTTTTCTTGCCATTTG